TGAAGCGCCCTGCTTCACTGAAGCACCTGAAGCACCCGCTACTGCTGACGCATCTGAAGCATTGGGCTCGAACGACCTGCTGGTGAAACGCCTGCAACGGGCAGTGAAGCAGAAGCAGGATGAGCTGGGCTCCGGCCGCGCCGTGTGCCGGGAGTACGGCATCAACAGCCGGGACTACACCTGGCTCGGCCAGCATTTCACGCGTAAGCGGGAAGGGCGACAGACCGTTTCGGAGGAAAAGCTGACGGCCCTGGCCGCCAAGTTTCTACCCCAGGCGGAAGGGGCGCAATCCTAATTGGAGTATGGTACGGGTTTTTGCGATAACGCATTCACTTAAGGAGGTTTCGATGAAGCAGGGCGCTTTGATATTAGGTCTGATAGCCTTGCTTCCCCCGCTGGCCGAGGCGCGTGAAGCTGACCCGAGGGATGTAGAAGCGTGCATGCAAAATTTGCGGGCATCTCAGAGAGAATTCTGTGAGCAAAGGGAGGCTGAGTGCGCGGCAGGCTCCGTGTGCCTCAACCGCATACTTCAGGAAGAGCGGGCGGCCGAGCAACGCGAGGCTGAAGCAGCCGAAGCAGCCAAGGTTGAGGCATACAAGCGCAAATGTGGTCTGGACTATCAGCGGATTCATGAGTTCGACCTGGTCGGCCTCCCCGTGGCCAGGATCACGGAGTGCACGGGCACCGAGCTAAAGCTAGTCTCGCAGATCGTCAGCGACGGCAAGATAATTTCCACGTTTGAGCCCGAGCACGGGCGCATCAGTCTGTATGTGATCGATGGTGTGATCGTAGGCTGGGATCGCTGGGATTGATTCCGCCAACCCGCGCAATGTTGCAGGGCTGATTTCCCCTTCCACGCCGCCTAATCTGGCGGCGTGACCCATACCAATTCCACAGCCATTGCGTTGTGCGCGGCCGCCCCGGCCGAGCCGGTGGCCTACGCCCTGTTGGCGGCGGAGCTGCCGCTGGGGGCGGAGGGCCAGGCGCCGGAATGGGTGCAGCTGCTGCCCGCCGGCGATCCGCTGGTTTCCCCGCGGGACGGGCGGCAGTGGCGCAACCCCGATCCGGCGGCGGTACTGGCCGCGACGGTGGAGCGGGGCCTGTTGCCCCTGCCCATCGACACGGATCACGCCGGGGAGATGGGGCCGGGCCATGCCGCGCCCGCGGCGGGATGGATCGAGGAACTTTCGCTGCGCGGCGGCGCGATCTGGGGCCGCGTGGCCTGGACGGAGAAGGGCGCGGCGGCGGTGCAGGCGCGGGAATACCGCTACCTGAGCCCGGCTTTTGTGCACACCCGCGACGACCGGCGAGTGCTGCACCTGTCCAGCGCGGCCCTGGTGAACCGGCCCGCGTTTCCGCAACTGGCCGTGGCGGCCGCCGACAATCCGCACGAACACGAGGAACACATGACCGAGGAAGAACGCAAGGCGCTCTGCGCCGCCCTGAAACTGCCCGACACCGCCACGCCGGCGGAGATCGTCGCCGCGGCGGAAAAGCTGCGCGCCGAGCATGCCACGGCCCTGGCCGCGGCGGGCACACCGCCCCTGGACAAGTTCGTGCCCCGCGCCGACTACGACGCGGCGGTGGAGAAGGCCACGGCCGCCGAGGCGAAGCTGACCGAGCGTGTGCAGGCCGAGCAGGCCCGCGAGATCGACGCGGAGATCTCCAAGGCCGTGGAGGGCAAGAAGATCACCCCGGCCACCGCCGACTACTACCGGGCCATGTGCAAGCAGGAGGGCGGGCTGGAGCAGTTCCGCGAGTTTCTCAAGGCGGCGCCCGAGCTGGCCCCCAACCAGGTGATTCAGGGCGACCCGGCGAAGTCCGGCGGGGACGGGAGCGGGCTGACGGAGGGCCAGTTGGCCCTGTGTCGCCAGCTGGGCGTCACGCCGGAAGACTTCGCCAAGGAGGCGGGCACCGCCACCGCGCCATAGGCGGTAGCGGCCACCACGCCGTACCGCGACATCGCGCACAACCGCTTTTCGCGCCATAGCGCACAACAGGAGACAGGCATCCCATGACCGCACTTGCCAAGGACCGCGTGACTCCGCGCCGGTCGAACGAAGACTTCAGCCTTCCCGTCGCCGCCGGCGCGGTGATTCACGTCGGTGCGCTGGTGGCGCTCAGCGCCACGGGCTACGCCACCCCCGGCGCCGTGGCCGCCACGCTGCAACCCGTGGGCGTGGCCCAGGAGGCGGTGGACAACACCGGCGGGGCGGACGGCGCCAAGACCGTCAAGGTGCGCAACGGGGCGTTCCGCTTCGCCAACTCGGGCGGCGGGGACCTGATCGCGCTGACCGAGGTCGGGGCGGTCTGCTACATCGTCGACGACCAGACGGTGGCCAAGACCGACAACGGCGGGGCGCGCAGCCCGGCCGGCATGGTGGTGGACGTGGACGGCGACGGCGTGTGGGTGTTCGTGGGTTACGGCCCGGTGAGCAGCCCAGCGGGTACGCTGCTGGCCGCCAACAACCTCTCCGACGTGGGCAACGCGGCCACGTCCCGCGCCAACCTGGGCGCCAATCAGGTGCCCCTGGTGCTGCGGGCCAGCGATCTGGTCGGCGGCAACGCTGCCGTGTACCGGGTCGTCTCGCCGGTGGCGGGCCTGATCACCAAAATCTGGAGCGTGCTGCTCGGCGCCCTGGCCACCGGCGATGCGACGCTGACCGCGTCCATCGGCGGCACACCGGTCACCAACGGCGCGATCACCATCACCCAGGCGGGTTCCGCCGCCGGGGACGTGGACAGCGCCACCCCATCGGCGGCCAATGCGGTTGTGGCCGGTGACGTGATCGAGATCACGGTGGGCGGCACCAACAGCGACGCAGCCGCGGAAGCGGAAGTCACCCTGTACATCGAGACCTGATAGCGGGCGGCACCGAGCCCGCGCCTTGGCGCAGGCAACGCCTCCCCGCGGCACGCAACCCATCACCACCGTTTATCGCGCCATAGCGCACAACCTGGAGCACAAGACATGAAGGCGTTCAATCGGGCACTCCTGGCGCTGGCCGTTCTGCTGATCAGCGGGTCGGCCATGCTGCTGCTGGCCACGGTTTCCTCGGCCGGGCAGGCCATCGACCTCTCCGCGCCGCTACTGCCGGAACACATGCCGCAGGTGCTGCTATGATCATCAACCAGGCCAACCTGGCGGACCTGTTCACGGCCTTCCGCGTGCAGTTCAAGCAGGGATTCGAGGGGTTCCAGCAACAGAGCCTGTGGCAACGCATCGCCACACGAGTGCCGTCCAGCACGCGGGACAATCACTACGCCTGGCTGGGCCAGTGGCCGCAGCTGCGGGAATGGATCGGCGACCGTCATTTGAAGGGCCTTGCCGCGCACGATTACCGCATCGTCAACCGCAAGTTCGAGAGCACCATCGAGGTGCCGCGGGACGACATCGAGGACGACCAGTTCGGCATCTACAGCATGCAGGCCAACGGGATGGGCCTGGCTGCCGCGCAGCACCCGGACGAGCTGATCTTCGCCCTGCTGCTGAACGGCTTCACGGAGTTGTCTTACGACGGCAAGGCGTTCTTCGCCACCGATCATCCCGTGGGTGAGGGCACGGCCAGCAACAGCGGGGGCGGGGGCGGCACGCCGTGGTTCCTGTTCGACGCGATGAAGGCGCTTAAGCCGATGATCTTCCAGGTGCGGCGGGACTACGACTTCAAGATGATGACCCGCCCCGACGACGAGAATGTGTTCATGCGCGATACCTACCGCTACGGCGTGGACGCGCGGGTCAATGTGGGCTTCGCCTTCTGGCAGCAGGCCTACGGCTCCAAGCAGACCCTGGACAAGAATGCCTATGCGGCAGCGCGGGAGGGCATGATGGGCCTCAAGTCGGACGAGGGCCGGCCCCTGGGCATCAAGCCCAACGTGCTGGTGGTGCCGCCCGCGCTGGAGGGCGAGGCCCTGGAAATCCTCAACGCCGAGCGCGATGCCGCCGGCGCCACCAACGTCTACAAGGGCACCGCCGAACTGGTGGTCGTGCCCTGGCTGGCATAGGCATAACCCCGCCCAAGCCGTGTTGCGCCATAGCGCACAGCCATTGCGCGATGGCGCAAAGACAGACCGAGGGCACGGAGGCGAGGCGGGCTGCCGTTGGCGGCCCGCGCTTGCCATTTCACAGCGCATCACACCGAGGCACCATGATTCGCACCAGTTCCAAGCGGCCGCGGGGGCATATCAGCGGCGGCGTGTTCCACCATCCGCAACCCCGCGTGAGCGAGTTCGCCGACGGTGAACTGAGCGAGGAACAGCTCGCGGCGCTGCGGCACGACCGCCACCTGGTGGTGGAGGAGATCGGCGGCGCGCCCACGGGACGCCAGGCGGCACCGGCGGCAGACGTGGGCGCGGAGACGGATGCCGCGACGGCCGCCAGTCTCAAGCAGCGGGAGGAGGCCCTGGACGCCCGCGAGCAGGCCCTGGACGTGCGGGAACAGGAACTGAACGCGAGGGCCGAGGCCATCAAGCAGTCCCTTGCGCCACCGCGCAACAACGGGGCTGGCGCGGCCGGCGCCGCCAGCAATGAAGCTACCGATGTTCCGGCCCGCGAGAAGCTGTTGAAGGACGCCATCCGCAAGGTGGTTGAAGGCAAGCAGAAAGCCGATTTCACCAGGGACGGGCGGCCGACGACGGAAGCCATCGAGCGTGAAGGCGGCGTGGACATTTCCGCCGCCGAACGGGACGCCTGGTTCAAGGAACTGTACCCGGACGCCTGACACCCATTGAACTGCGCCATAGCGCAACAACCGCCCCGATAACCCATGCCGCCCTATGCCACCGCACAGGACATGACCGACGCCTACGGCAGCGACGCCGTGACGCTGGCCGCGGATCGTGACGGCGACGGGGTGGCCGACGCGGGCGTGATCGACGAGGCCCTGGCGGCGGCGACGGCGGAAATGGACAGCTACATCGGCACCAAGTACCAGCTGCCCCTGGCCACGCCGCCGGCGGTGCTGAAGGACAAGTGCGTGGATATTGCCCTGTACCGGCTGAGTCAGCGCCCCGGCGCGATGACGGACGAGGTGAAGGACCGTTACGAGAAGGCCCTGGCGTGGCTGCGGGACGTGTCGCGCGGCGTGGTGAGCCTGGGCACGGACCCTTCGCCGCCGTCGCAGGGCGGGGGCGGGGTGCAGGTGAGCCACAATCCGCGGCGCTTCACCCGCGACACCCTCAAGGGGGCCTGATGGCCGGCACGCGCATCATCGTGGACACGCGGGAGCTGGAGGCCGCGCGGAAACGGCTTGACGGCCTGGCCAATTTTGACCGGGCCGGCCTGCTGGATGCCATCGGGGCGGAGGGCGAAAGCCAGACACGGCGGCGCATCGAGGATGAAAAGACAGGCCCGGAAGGGCAGCCCTGGGACCCCTGGGCGCCGCGCTATGCACGCACCCGCCACGGCGGGCACAGCCTGCTGATGGGCGAAGGCGACCTGCTGGATTCGATCCAGTACCTGGTCGCCGGCGGCACCGTGGAGTGGGGCAGCAACCTGGTTTACGCGGCCATCCACCAGTTCGGCGGCGAGGAGGTGGACATGCCCGGCCTGCCCGCGCGGCCCTACCTGGGGCTGAGCCCAGAGAACGAGACGGAGCTGCTGGCGGTGGTCAACGATTTTCTGGATGAGGCCCTGGCATGATTTCACCCCCGCAGCCGTTATGCGCCATAGCGCACGGCCACTGCGCGATGGCGCAAAGACTGCCGCCCCCTGAGGGGGAACAATGAACCTGCTGGACTACCGCAGCGCCGTAAAGGACGGCATCACCGCCGGGCTGCCGAGCCTGCGCACGGTGGAAGCCTTCGGCGGGCGGGTGAACGGCGGGGAGCTGCAACGCATGCTGGCCGCCGCGCCGGCGGCCCATGTGGCCGTGCTGGGGGTGAATCCCGCAACGCAGTTGCGCGGCGGC